GATCACTGTAAGTTTTTATATTTGAATAATTTTGAAGTAAAAGTGAAGGTGAATTTACAGTGTTCGTATTCTTATAATATGCATCATGATTTCCAACAAGCATATGTACATTATATTTTGAGAGTGGATCTAATACAACTCTTTTTGTCCACTCTAAACTTTGATAGTCAATCGACTTACGACTATCAAAAGCATCTCCAAGGTGAAGAACTGTAGTGATTTTTTCCTTTTCTAATGTTGGAAAAAATATGTTTTTATAAAAGATTTCAAAGTAATCGTGAAAAACTTTAGAACCCTTCCTAACACCCCAGTGGCTATCTGTAATTATTGCAACACGCATAAAATTAGTATCTTATTTTACTGTATACATCATCTTTAATAGTATTATATTCAGAATACTTTTCACTGTCAAGAGTGTTATCGTCAGTAAAAACTTCACTAAATCCGGAACGTTCAAGAATTTTATCTTTAATTTCTAATTGACGCTTTTCTCTCTGAATACGACGAAGAAAAGCATAGTAAATAACTTGTGTAAAATATGCGAATGGATTTTTAGATTTGTTTGGATCAAATCTATCAATGTACTGAACACAATTTTCAATTCCATCACAAATCATATCTTCCTTGAACATATAATTAACAAAATTTGGTTTGAATGAAAGATGATTAGCAATCTTCAAAAAACATTCTCCAATATAGCGTGGTATGACTGGTTTTGGTTTATCTTGAAAAATAGATATTTGAACATCTTCAGAATACTTAATTAATGCAGCAAGAAAATCCTTATTATTCACATAATGATCTGACCTTTTTATTTTAGTCATGATACTTGTTTTTATCATAAGTTTTATTCATTATTATATAGAAATTATAATACATATTTAAATACTTGACAAGGTTCTTAGATTAATGTATAATTACCTTTGTGAAGGTTGAAAAGATTATTATTAGCTAATATTATAAAGTTTCTCTAATATCTCTTTAACATTATTTACATTTGAAAAATAATCCATTTCTTTAATTAGTTTTGATTCATTAATTTTCTCTTCATCTAGTTGTTTAACATATAATTGATGCATCAAAATCATTTCAATATCATAAGATTCAGACATAGTAACAACATCATTTAAATTAATTACAAACATATTTTCTGTTGTTGTTTTCATCCAAGATTCAAATTTATATCCAGAAACTCCAGATCTGTTCTTAATTTCTGATACTGTAATTGGATTCAAAATAAATAATAAAGTTTTATCTTCTTCTTCAAATACAGATACTTTGGTAAATATTTCTTCACCAGTTTTTAATTTAATTGATGCGTAAAAGTCTTCTTCCATTATTTTTTAAGTTGTACTGTGATGATTTCATAATTAAATTTTTCTTCATTATAAATTTTAATTCTTTCTATAAAATGATTTAGTGTGTAGTTTTTTCTTGAATTGTAAGTGCAATCATCAGAAATATCATATAAGACTGCCTTTTTTTTATTTTTTCCTTTTCTTAAAACTCTTCCAATCGATTGAAGATTTCTAATTCTAGATTTATTAGGAGATGCAAATATTACATTATGTAAATTTTGAATATTTATACCAGTTGAGAATGTACCATAAGAAGCAACTATAATCGCATCACTTTCTTTTTCAGTAATTTCTCTTGTAAGTTCTCTCTCCTCTGTATCTACACCACCATGAATAAAAAAGACTTTTCTATCATTCTTCTTGTTATTATTTATCATTTCATATAATATATATCCGTGAGTTTCTACTCTACTATATAAAACTAAAGTATTTCCTTTTAAATCTAAGGTTAAATTTTTAATAAATTTATTTCTTTTCTCATGAGAAATTAAATATTGTATTTCATCTTCATAAACATCAAATTTTTGAGGAGGGTGTTTAAGAATAATACACTTAATTTCCAATTGTGAAAGATGTCCTTGTTTCATCAACTGATCTGTCCTTGTAACTTTATATGATGGACCAAACAAGCCCTCCAAAACCCACTTATGAGTTTGAGTTCCGTCTAAAGTTCCAGTAAATCCAAATCGATATTTAGCATGATGTAATTTAGTCATGATTGAAATTAATGACTTACTCTTAAATAAATGAGCTTCATCACCTATAATAACTCTATAGTTTTCAAAAAAAGAACGCTCAAGTTTGTATATTGATTGCCAAGTAGTAATTGTAACCGAATTCTCATTTGTTTTTTCTCTTCCTGAATAAATTCGATGACAATATAATTCAGCATTCCAACCATAGTCTTGAAAGTCCTTATACAATTGCTCCACGAGTGATGTCGTAGGAACAACTAAAAGTATTTTTTCTTGCTTATCTACATAGTATCTTACTAACGAATAAATCATCAGAGATTTTCCTGATGCTGTGGGAGATATCAATAATTTTCGATTATTTCTTAATGCATCATATACTCCCTCTACTTGATAGTCACGAGGAGTGTAACAACAAATAGATTTCATATAATCTTGAACACCTTCTAATGAAATTCCATCATTTATTTCAAAAGGTTGTCCATAAAACTTATTATATTCAAAACTATAAGTATAATTTGCTTGCTCACAAAAATTTATAATTTTATCTAAAAGGCCAACATATATCTGTTTATTTCTGATGTCAAATAAATGAATTTCACCATTCCAATATTTATTGCGATATTGAGACATAAACTTTGCCCCATCTACTTGAAATGTAAAATGATCTCTTAATTCATACTCAATGTAAGGTTGAGTTTGTAATTTTAAAAATACTTCGTTTATTTTTTTAATAATAACGTCTGATGCACTCACGATGATTTATTCACCTATAAATATTTATCTACCCAAATCCACTCATAAATTTTTGATATTCGATTGCATTCTTAATTTGATAAGTCCTACTATGTATCATTTTTAATATATTATCAACATAAAAAATTATCGCATCATAATAATCAAGTTTTAAAGAAACAGAAGAAAGTTTTTCATCAGCATCAAGATATTTTTGTAAGGTATCTTTATCTCTGATTTTTTTGGGAAATGGATTTTTTATATAAGTTTCTGGATCAGATTTACCAGAATAATATTCATATCTTTCATGTCTAATATTTTTTCTTTGTTGTTCTGCTTTCTTTTTTAAAAGTATTGTATGATTATAGATATCAAAATATTTTGCATGTAAAACTGGTATTTTTAATGATTCTGTATGAAGATTATCTGGATCTATTTCTGAATCTTTTTCCCACATTTTTTGAATTAATTCTAAGTCAAAACTCATAAAGCAATTCCACTAATAGTGGTTATATCATAGATAGTATACTTGAAACTTACGTCTGCTGTAAAGTATTGAATATCTGTATCAGTTGCATCAAAAGATAATGTAGATAGTGAATAAGGAAATAAATCTTTAAAGGTTACATTAAATTTTGCAATAAAATTACTGCTTAAAATTTGCAAAGTTCCATCAGAATATATGTTCATTAATTTTTTCTCGTATTTTGAATTTACAATACCATTATTTTGAAAGTTATAAATTTCTTCTAAACTTTCTGGGTATCCAAGACCACGAATCCAATTTTGCAATTCCATATAATTTTCAAGATTTTCATCAACTAAAAATCTTAAATTTAAATCTCCAAATATAATTTTATCTCCTGGAATATCAATATCTTTTAGATAAGAAGGTTGTATTGAAACACCTAAAGTTAAATCTGGTATATTTGCTTGATTGCAGAAAAAAGCAACTTTTGGACTTCTTTTAAGTAAAAATTTAAAACCTGTTGGTGAAAGAAAATTTCTATTTTCTATTTGGTTGACTGACATTTTTTTAAATATTTAGATAAAAAAAGAGGGTCTTAAGAGACCCTCTCAATAAACTTTGTGAGAAAACTCACATTAGATTTTTTACAGCAACTCTTCTATAGTAGCGGTTAGCATTCACTAAAAGTCTTCCAAGTCCTTGAGTAGTGCCTTCAGCAAATGGATTTGCAACAAGTCCATAGCGAGTCTTAAATCCAATTTTTGGTTGGAATGAATTCTCACCAACGGCACGAACCATTTGAAGAGGAACATAAGGGCAATAGAACAGTCCAGCATCATAAGGTGAAGAACCCTTGTAACCAA